GGAGAAATAGTCGCAGTGACTGCAGGAGTCGTACCTCCAATGGCTGTCGTGATACGAATTGTCTTAGCGAGGACGTCATTAGCCGTTAGATTGGCTGCAGCGGTCAGTCCGGGATAAACCCTAAGGACTGTCATTCCCGTGGCAGTCAGGGCCGCACTCGCTAGAATTGTGTGATACTGACCCGATACGTCATCTTTCCCCTGAATAGTAACAGTCAGAGTTGGTGAAGTCCCGGAGATAGCCGTGATGTTAATATAAAGAAGGATGCCGCCGTAGTTGCTGACATCGATGTCCTGAGAAGTAGGAGCAGCGGCGGCGTTAGCGGCTGTTAGTGTGAGCAGGGCTTGCGCGTTGCTCTTAGAAGGCATGGTACGAGACATAACGAACCTTTCATAGTAATCGGAGGGGGCCGAAACCCCCTCCAATCATTAGTTACGCACCGTTCATGCGAACGATTCGACGACGGTCACGGACGTTAGCAGTGAGTGCGCAGTCAAATCGAATGCTATGTGCACCCGTTGCGAAGTCACTGTGCTGCCACATGCGAACCGACATCGGAACCTTGGTGAGCTGCTGGCGGCGAGCCGTGTCAGTCGCGGGCGTAATGAGGTCGGCAGTATTGACCACAATAGCCTGCTTCTGAATAAGGACACGCGGCTTGTAAGCCGTGCTGGCAGTTCCTCGGAACGTCACAACCGCAGCCGCAGCCGGAGCGACATCGACGGTACGGTGAGCCGAGTTGTTGTCGGTGTCACCGATGATGATCGCCGGGAAGATACGGACAGTAGCCGCACCAGTACCGTCAGAGGTCACATCGCCCACGACACGGAACTGTTGCAGACGGCCGAGGCTCTGTTGGAGTCGGTTATCCCACGCGTTGACGCCAGCGATGGTAAAGACTTCACCATCCTTGATCGTCTTCGTGGCACCGAGACCGTTGAGATTAATCGTCTGCGTCATGTACTGACCCGGAGAACCCGAGACAGCAACCGAGGCGTAGGAGACGTTCTGGTTAGCACCAACCACCGCAGCAGGAGAAGTACGAGTACCCGGCGTGATGTTCGAGAGCTGCTGGGTGAACATCGTCGGAAGACCGGCGATCTCACCACTGAAGCCCTTACGGAACGTCGCAGTCGAGAGACTGTCCGTAGCGGCATAAGCAGTCACGGTAGTACCGAGGGCCTGCTTGTCTGCGTAGGACAGAACCATGCGGAGATCGGCGTCATCGACACCCTCTTCCTTGAGGCGGGTATACGCGTTAAGGACGTCGGCATAAGTCGCGACGTTATTACCGGCAGTACCGACCTCGTTGTTCGCAGCAAGAGCCGCGACACCAAGGATGTAGGCGTCGATCTGTTCGGCGAGCTGAGTAGCCGCGTTCTTAAGAGACTCGGACTCACGGGCGGCACCGATATCGCGAATCTTCACGAAGTCGCCCCAACCCATCGAAGCACCGAAGGTCTTATTTACGACGAACTGCTCAGAACCGTAGGTCGAATCCTGAACGCCTGCGGACAGGTCCTTGACTCCGTTAGTCGTCTGGGTGACGAGGTAACGCGGGCCGACCTGTTCGCTAACCTTCAGTCCGTTACGATCATTCATTTCAGAATCGTACTGCTTCCAGCTGACGATATCAGCCGCAAGGAGATTGTTCTGGAACGTAGCAGCGAAGGCATTGAGAACCAGCTTTGACTGGTCAACAGTGTTAGTAGCCATTAGCTATTTTCCTTTCTATTATTGGATGCCTTCGCTTGGTAAACTACTTCTGGTAGAATGCCTTTTCGAAGGCGCTTAGGTCATCGGTATCTGGCTTTACTGTTCCCGACTGACGGCGACCTTTGGTCACGCGGGTCGGAGGTTCAGGGGCATCAGACACCTTCTTGTTGGGCGTTTCTTTCGCTGGACGTGAGAGCTTAGCCTCAAGTCGTCCAATCGCGAGAGTAGCAGCCGTAGGACCAGAGCCAACAATTTTCTGGGCCTCGCCGATATTTTGAGACAGGTATTCCATAATCTCAGGTCCAACGTCCGATTGCATAATAGTCATGGCGAGATATTCACCATACGACGGATCAAGATTGGAGAAGCTATCGACGAGATCGGCGATGTGTTCGCGAATCTCAGGGATTTCTTCTTCGGCCTCTTCAAGCTTAGCTGACCAAGAAGCCTGCAATTCAGCCTTGGCTGCTGCAATCTTCTGCTCTTCGGCTTGCCTTGCCTCTTCTGCCTTAATGGTCTTTCGCTCTTCAGCAATCGTGAACTTAGTAAGATCAAGAATGAACTGAGGATCGAACTGGCCAAGCGGGTATAGAGGTTCGCCGTCGTCGTCTACTGCATCGGGCGAGGGAGCGCCTTGAGGTAGCTGCTCCTTAACAGACTCGGATTTGGAGTCCTTATGTACAGAAGCTTCGAGGGCTTCTAGGCGCTGAAGGAGAGTTTGCTTTTCATGCTCTGCGGCAATCTTAGCCCGCTCTTCCTCACGAGCCTTCCTCGTAAGCTCATTGATACGTTCCTGAAAAGACTTCTTACCCTTGCCTTTCTTCGGTTCTGGCTCAGGCTCTTCGTCATCGGACTCTTCGTCGTCTGACTCGTCTTCGCCTTCGTCTTCATCCGAAGCCTCTTCGGTATCCGGGTCTTCATCCGACTCGTTGTCGGCATCTGTGTCTTCTTCAGTTGCGAGGGTATCTTCCTCGGTGTCTTCGACTTCCTCTGCCTTCTCTTCCTTGTCGTAAAACTTGGCTTCGAAGTCTTCGAGGTTGTCAATATCGACAAGTTCATCACTGTCGTTAGTCATAAGCGTCCTTTCGGGCGTTCCCTATTGCGTCTACTGAGTGGGTTGGGTTGAATCCTCACTCGACGATGAAGCCTTGGCTGCCTGTTCGGCGGCGGCTTCGTCAGCTTCTTGCTGACGGTTGAAATGTTCGTCCTGTTGGACATGCGAGGCGACATCCATGATTCTGGTATGGATCGCCTCGTGCTGGTGGGCCTCATTCTCTAGGAGTTTGAGGTTGTGTTCGTCACCGGCCTTTACGATGTCTGCATAGGCTTCGAGACGCTTCGTCTCTGCCTCAAACATCCTAATCTTGTTCTCGAATTCCTTGGCTGCGTCCTTGACCTTAAGAGTCTGGTTCTCTTGCTGAAGCTTGGCGAGTTCTTCCTGAGCCTTCTGAAGAGCCTCGCCCTGTTGGGCCTGTTGCTGCATCAGAGCGTTTAGGTCAGGCTGGTTGCCGATCTCTTCCTTCTCCTTATCGGACAGAAGAGCAGGCGGAATAGTCTTGACGAGACGCTCTGAGAGTTCCTCTGCACCCGGCCAATCCTGTGCCTTAACGACTAGATCGCCAGCGACCCCCATTAGTTGCGGCCAGACCTGAATCGCATTCATCATGGCTTCAGCGGCTTCTGCTCTGCGGGTCGTGTAAGACGCACCGGTAGAGATAGCGACGTCATACTTACCAACGGCGAG